GGGATAAGAATAAGAAGAAAAATAATATTTAAAGAAAAATGGTGTTGGGCATAACGCCCAACACCAAGTTTGTCTACAGTCTGCCAAGAGACTAAGTCTCTTTTCTAACTGTTCAATGGGTGTCTTTTTTTCTGGTTTGGGAATCAGTTTTGACATCAGCGAATTCGTCACCGCTTTTCGTGAAAACATTACTGCTTCCATTTCCAACTCTTTTTCTTCTTCCCCTTCTGGTTCCTCTTTAGAAAAAAGGAGCTTATCTGCAAAGCCAAGTTCTACAGCTTTCTTTGCATTGAACCAGCTTTCCGCATCCATCAAATGTGAAATTCTCGATCTTGATAGTCCCGTTTTAATTTCATAAGCATTCATAATGGATTCCTTTACTTCATCCAACATGTCGATTGCCTTTTGCATTTCTGAAGAATCACCGATAGCAATGGTCGCAGGATTATGAATCATCATCATCGCCACAGGAGACATCTGTACTTCCGTTCCCGCCATTGCAATCACGGATGCTGCTGAAGCAGCCAGCCCATCAATTTTCACAGTCACATTCCCTTTGTAGTCCATCAACATGTTATAAATCTGTGCTGCTGCGAATACATCTCCTCCCGGACTATTGATCCATACCGTGATATCTCCTTCTCCATCTTGTAATTCTTCTTTGAACATTTTTGGAGTCACTTCATCTCCGTACCATGTTTCATCGGAAATCTCTCCGTTTAGAAACAGGGTTCTGCTTTCATCATTTTCATTTCTTACCCAGTTCCAAAACTTCCGTTTCATCCTGTCCCTCCTTTTACGACTGTGTTTTAAGCACACAAAAAGGACCACAACCAGATACTCTGTTTCTGATTATCGTCCTTAAAACACACTTTATTATTTTTGATATTTTCATCTAATTTTGGATTTATCCTCCACTTTCAAAAGAAAAAGCCTTCTATTTTTTGTTATATTCCGCTTGTTCTGCTTCAATTCTCCACTTTCATGGGATCTTCTGCTTTTTACTCCTGTCACCAAACAGTAGCATATTGTTCCACTACGCAACATAGTGTTGCTCAACTCCGGTTGAGCATAAATCTTTTAAACCTGTGGCATATTACCTCCTGCCTTTCCTGCAAAGGCTCCTGCATCTGCCAGCTTTGTCATACTTCCATTCACAAGATATAAATCTCCTCCGTCTTCTTCTGGAATTGGATTCTGATCTTCCATTTCCCGGATATCATTTGCTGACAGCCATCCATTCTGCCGGCCTACGGCGTACCCATTCATTCGGCTGGCATAGTCCCCTCGCAATAATCCATCCACATTTAGTTTTATAAAATACTCATTCTTTTCCTGTGGCAATAACAATGCTTTCTGCAAAGCCTGTTCCCACCTGATTACCCACGGGTCTAATGTGTATTTCACAAACTCCAAAGACTGCTGCTCTATGTTAGAAAAACTGGATTTCTCCAAGTCCCCTACCATATGTGGAGGAATCCGATACATCCTTGCAATCTCATTGATTTGAAATTTCCTTGTCTCCAAGAACTGTGCCTCTTCTGGCGGAATCCCTATCTGCTGATATTTCATTCCTTCTTCCAGAACAGCCACTTTTCCTGCATTTCTTGAACCCCCATACACCTTATGCCAGCTATCCCTTACCTTTGCGGGATCTTTCAGAACGCCCGGATGTTCCAAAACACCACCCGGTGTTGCTCCATTTGCAAAAAACGATGCACCGTATTCTTCACAGGCAAGTGTCATCCCTACTGCATTTTTAGCCATAGCAATCGGAGAATATCCCACTAAACCATCAAATCCTAATCCTGGTATATGCAGCACATCTTCCCTGCGAAGATAGATCCGTCCATAATCCTTAAAATTGGGATTCTCTTCTGTGTTCCGTGTGTAAATATAATAAAGTTCTCCATTTTCCGCACGGTCAACTTCCATTTTATCCGGCAGAAGCGGATACAATCCTAATACCTGCCCTCTTCCATCACGGATGATCTGCGCATAGGCATTTCCCCATATCAGTAAATGGCTCATCAAGACTTCCCGGAATATGAAAGATGTCATTTCTTCATTTGGTTCATCGTGAAGAATATGATAAAGCGGATGGTCAAATACTCTTTCTTTTCCTTTATCCGTATAACGATACAAGTGAAGGGGAAGAGAAGCTATTGCTTCTGCAAGAATTCTGACACAGGAATATACCGCTGTTGTCTGCATGGCGGTTCTTTCATTTACGGAAATACCGCTTGTGCTTCTTCCAAATAAAAAAGATACTCCTGAATTATAACTATTTGTCGGTTTGTCCCTTGCTCCCCTTAAACCAAATAATTCCCGTAATCCCATACTCTGCCTCCTGTTTTATCAAAATGAAATAATACCGCGCTCGTCATAAACACTTCCTGTTGTACCTTCATTACGAATCGCACGGTCAAGTGCCATGACGGTTGCAACTGCCCCATCTATTTTTTCTGTAGATTTTTCCTTATCCATCTTAATATTTCCTGCCGGATCTTGACGGACAAAAACATTATCCATCATCCATCTGAGAACCGGATGACCGCCATGTGCTAGTTTTTTCTCCAATGTCAGCTTCATTAATTCTTTCGTTGGCGGACTCATATCTTTATATCCCTGCCCGAAAGGTACGACAGTAAACCCCATACCCTCAAGATTTTGTACCATCTGAACTGCTCCCCAACGGTCAAATGCAATTTCCAAAATATGATATTTCATTCCCAAATCCTCGATGAATTTTTCAATGAAACCATAATGAATCACGTTTCCTTCCGTCATTTGAAGCTGCCCCTGCTTTTCCCACACGTCATAAGGAACATGATCTCTCCTCACACGAAGTTGTAAATTTTCTTCCGGTATCCAAAAAAATGGCAGTATGCTATATTTTTCTTTCTCCGTTCTCGGCGGAAACACTAATACAAACGCTGTAATGTCCGAAGTACTGGAAAGGTCGAGTCCGGCGTAACATTCTCTTCCAAGCAGACTATCTTGATCCACTTCAAAGTCACATTCATCCCACCGATCCATAGGCATCCATCTGGTAGACTGTTTTACCCATTGATTCAACCGGAGCTGCCGAAAAATATTTTCTTCTGCCGGATTTTCTTTTGCACTCTGATAAGCATTCTGCACCTTTTCCAACGCAATCGTATGCCCTAAAGAAGGATTTGCCTTATACCAGCTTTCTTCGCTTCCCCAATCATCATCGTCCGCAATACCATAAATCACGGGATAAAAAGTCGGATCAATCTTTCTTCCCATAAGAATGTCTTCTGCTTTTTGGTGCTGTTCAAAGCAAATGGAATTGCGATCCGTTCCGGCAGTCGTAATCAAAAAATACAATGGCTGTGTTCTTGCATCACCCGAACCTTTTGTCATGACATCAAATAACTCTCGATTCGGCTGCGCATGAAGTTCATCAAAAATTACTGCGTGTACATTCAAGCCGTGCTTAGTATATGCTTCAGCAGAAAGTACCTGATAGAAACTGTTTGTCGGCTGATATACCAACCGCTTTACAGACATGATTGGCTTAATTCTTTTCTTCAGAGCCGGACATTGATCCACCATATCAACTGCCACATCAAATACAATCGAAGCCTGCTGACGGTCAGAAGCACATCCGTAGACTTCCGCACCCCATTCTCCGTCACCACAGGTCATCAGCAGAGCCACCGCAGCAGCCAGTTCTGATTTTCCATTTTTCTTTGGAATCTCCACATATGCAGTATTATATTGACGATAGCCATTTTCTTTTACCGTTCCAAAAATATCACGGATGATTTTATCCTGCCACGGAAGCAGCTCAAACGGGACACCTCTCCATTGCCCTTTCGTGTGTTTCAAACAATTAATAAAATTTACGGCATGATCCGCTTTTGTTTGATCATACACTATCCACCACCTCCCTTTATCAGCAGGAGTTCCATTGCATCGCTTTCTTTATCATCACCATTGTCCGTAACAATCCTGCTTCTTGCGGAAGGTGTCAGTCCAAACTGCTCACAGAATTTATTCATGATTTTCAGATAGGTCTGAGCAATGGACACCTGTGGAACCTGCTGCCAATAACCGGATGGTGTCTTTACGATTGTTCCATGCTGAGTAATAAATTCCTCCGCTTCTTTCCATCGCGCATACGCCTGACAGTAACCTGCAAAAGCAGCCATATCAATTTCTGTCAGAATACCCAACTGCTCCATCTGTTTTGCCATCCGCTTCCATTCCTTCTTTGCCTCATCTTCCAGCCACGCAGGACATCTCGGTGCTTTCTTCACAGGCTTCGGCTCGTTTGTATTCAGACTTCTTTTACCCGGATTGCCTTCCAATACTTTTACTGCCGTAGGCTTAGGTTTTCTTCCTCTCTGTGCCATTGCTCTCACCTCCTTCCAAAACATCACTAAAAAAAGACCTCCGAAGAAGTCTTTTTTATATCAGCACCTTTCGTTTTTAATGGAAAAGTTCATCGATTTTTACTTTTGCTGCTTTCACAGCATTGTAATCATAAAAATATGAATCTTCACTTGTAATTATTTTCCCATTGTCCGGCGGGGTAATAATAAAATCATATCCTGTAGTTTCACTATTCCAAGCGATTGTAATTTGATACCCTCTGTATGTTTCTCCCATAATAATTCTCCTGTTCTTTTTGTACACACATGTTACCTCTGACTCTTGTTTATATCCAGCAATATCCGTACCATAATCTGCACAAATTTTCTTTAGAGGTCTTCCCCATCTGTACAAACAGCTAATCCCATTTTTAGCTCATTATATATCTTCATGTATCGGCTCTGCTCGCTCCCTTCGCTTCCCAAAATTGCCTGAAAGAAAACTTCTTCTGCTTTCTCCCTCGAATACCACTCCTGTATCTTTCCATAACAAATGGTTTTGACTAAGGGTATCTTTTTTACACAATCTTCCCCATAAATCACATTCAATCCTGATCCATTATCCCAATGCATCAGAAGAGATGCCGTGTCATCCACTCCGAGAACGGTCCCTTTCATGCCAACTGGCGGTGCCTGTTTATCATGCATTCTTACAAGTTCTACTCTCGTACCGACTGGATATTCTCTGCGAATATGCTCCACAATTTTTCTATTCGGAAATACCATGCTGTACCTCCTCGATTGAATTTTTCAAAGCCTGCTCCAGAACATCTCCCTCAAACCCAAACTTTTCATATGCCTGTTCCAAAATCCGATAATATCCTGCACTTGGCACTCCTATTTTCCTTTGTTCATCCATGATATATATACCATCGCACGTTTCATTTTCCCCTTGATTTGGACCTCCAGCATCTTCTTATAATAAAAATTCGGATATCCTTCATAATAGTCAAGTCTTCTTTCATCCATTTGACCAATTTCCCAAACCAATACTGGAACGATGCTTCCCTCCTTTGGTTCTATCGTAGCATACGAACCTGTTCGAGAACCTTTGAACATTAACTCATACCCTTCCACGATTGCTGTTCCTACTAAAGTTGCAGTCGGGCATCGGAATGCCATTTGCTCCTCATCCATGTTACTGCCATAGGCAATATACAACTTCTTCATATTTGCTTCATCCTTTCTCTGTTGATAGTGAGGTCTCCCTCCTACCACCTCAAGACGGTCTCTCGACCGCCATTGGTGGGGCTGTGCCTATTCCCTTCAAGCAGCATGTCTCCATGCAGAATTTCCCTCCAAATGTTTCAGAAAATGAAGCCTGCAGGTTTTGAATTCATCCCCGTTTAATCCCAACCGGAGCATCCAACACCGAAATGCGTATTTTTCATTATCTGTAACTGTTCTTCTGGCACTCGCTTTCTTTTGCGTCAATGCCTGATGGCTGACTGCAAGGCAGAATTGTATGTATGCTTTGATTTCCCCTGCATGCGTCGTGCTGTTAAACAATCGAAACTCTACCGTTCCTTTTGTGAATGTCGCATGAAGATTTAAACCGTGATATCTGGTATCGTTGTAATGGTCTGTCCTTCTTCTATGACTCCCCTCATACCAGATGTCCTTTAATTCTTCCATTGTTTTGGGTTTTCTTTTATTAATCGTTTGAATCAACTGTTCATTTGTCTTTTTACACCATCGAAGCCTAGCCGGATCAATTTGTAAAGCTTTATATAAAATGTCCTCTTTGCTGGCGATGATATTTACCAGATTGCGTAAAGTCTGAGGTGTATATCTGCTTGCATCCACGTGGATATGAATGCCGCATTGGTCACTTACGAATGCCCCCTTATGCCGAAGCTGACGAACAATTTCCTGCAAATCTTCCAAGTCTTCATATTCTAAAATCGGACTAACAATTTCACATTTATATTCTTCCGAGGCAGGCTCCCTTCTTCCACCCTTTTTTCTCTGTGCAATAATACTGGAGTCAAATGTTGCTTTCCACGTTCTTCCTTTACGGTCTTTTGCCCCGTAAGTTTGATAATACGTCCCGATATAAAATTTCTCTGTTCCGAAATATTCTGCGATAACATCCGCTGCTTTTTTTCTGGTGATTCCGGTTAATTCAATTTCAATCCCGAACTTCTGTGTTTTCATTTTATTGCGCCTCCTATGTGTTTTTTTCGTAGTCTATATATCACTCTAAAAGCACATATTATCCAGTCATTTCAAACAATAATGTACACAAAAATTCGGAAAAGAAATTGTGTATTTTACAGAAAACTATTCCTGTGTTACTTTCCGTTCAGCGGCTCTCTGCCGATTGCGCTCTTTTGCACGTTCCGTTTCTTCTTCCGTCCGAAAAGCCGTGTTCCCTTTCAGATTCTTCAAAAGGAGATCCCTTGTTTTCTTTCCGCCTTTTCCTCCAAGTCCTAGACGAATCAACCAGATGCGCATATAATATTTTTCATTTGCCTCAATTGTCTCCGCAGGATTAATCCATTTCATCTCTTTTGCACGTTCTGCCATCATGCAGGTTAATTCCGCAAAAGAAATTGTACTTTCTGCTTCCATCGGAAATCCGTTAAAAACAATCTTATCAGCCACAAACTCTAGCCCAAAGCAATGTACTTTTTCTTCTTCAAAAATCTCCATTACCCTGTTCATATCCGCATCTTTTTCTTCTGATAATCTCTCAATCAGACGTTCACTCATGTGCAGCACTTCTGTACCGACAGCCCGCTTCAAAAGATACTGTTTACTATGAATCATAAAAATAAGATTTCGGATGCTCTCGGCGGTATGACCTTCTATTGGAATTTGTAAATTTAATTCCTCCTGATTATTTTCAATGAATCCCCTTCGCTGCAGTTCTTTCTGAAGCATTTCGCCATCCTCTGTTTCAATGTTTCCATCACGATCCACAATTGCACCCCCTATCTGGTATCCAAAACTTGGTGGTCCTAAATATTTTGAAGGTTCTCCCAATATTTCTGCCATCGCTTTTACCAATTCTTTTCTGTTTTCACATATCGTTTCAATTCTCATGTATGCAGTCTCCCTTCTTTTTTGGTACTACATACATCACTCTAAACGCCCACAAAGTCAAGCATTTTAACCATCTTTCTGACTTTCAGGAAGGCACATCGCCAATGCATACGCAACTGTCGCTGTTACGGCATTTCCCGCCTGCTTATACAACTGTGAATCAGAATTCACGGAAGCAGCGCGCTCGTATAATTCATCTGGAAATCCCTGCAATCGAAAGCATTCTTTTGGTGTCAATCTCCGAATTCTTCCACACCTCATCAATGTCCCCATCTGACATCCGGTATCTAATGTCTGTGAACATCCTTTTCCGACTCTTCCACGGCGGGTATCGCTATTCGGATACGCAAGTACAATTCCATCTCCCAGATGTGCTTCTTCATATCCAGTTTTTGTTGCGTTTTTCACTTTCACAGATTTAACGGGTTTCTCACAAAAATACACACCGTGTCGATCTTGGGAAGTCAGCGTAAACATTGGCTCTCCATCTTCTTTCATTCGTCTTCCATTCTGACGTTTTTCCATCCGCTCTGGTGTCAAAACAGGATGCACTTCCATAACCGCAGAATTCATTGCCGTATGATTTACCATTCCCGCTGTGTATCTCGCTGTCAAACATCTTGCAGTATCCGTAATCTTCGGTGCAACTTTGCTTTGATCTATAAAATAAAGTCCCGTCTTCGCTCCCATTCCTCCCGCATTTCCAATCAATGTAGTAGAAACTCCCTGAGAATCATATACTCGGTATCCCTGCATTCCGCCTATAATCTGGTTAAGAGCTGCTTTGTTTTTTCCTCTGAGAGATAATATTTCTCGTCTACCTCTGCTTCTAAGATTTGCGATAATGAACACGCGCTCTCTGTTTTGTGGAACTCCGTAGTCTTTTGAGTTAAGCACCTGCCAGCGACAGTCATACCCTGCTTCTCCCATTTCAGACAAAACCGTGGCAAAATCGAATCCTGCATTAATTGATAGCAGGTTCTTAACGTTTTCAACAAAAAGGTATGTGGGCTTATCACTTTCTTCTTTGCCTTTGAGGAGGTCAATAATGTTAAAATATATTCCACTTCTTTTTCCGACCAGTCCCCGCTGCTTTCCTGCGACTGAAATATCCTGACAGGGGAATCCAAAGCACCAGATGTCTGCTCTTGGCACATCGGATGGTTTAAGTTTTGTAACATCATCCGCTTTCCACTCTCCTTCCGTATCATACATTGCTTCGTATGAAGCCCTTGCAAATTTATCATATTCACAATATCCCACACACTTATGGCCGGCAGATTCCAAACCTAAACGGAATCCTCCAATGCCTGAGCATAAATCAAGGAAGGTCAACTGCGTCATGCGTGTCACCTTCCTTCATTAGCTCTGAATATTTTATTTTCTTCCCATCCCGTATTACATATACGTCTTCTGCACTTCCCACAAATTCCATATAGCGATGTACTATCACATCCGCATATTTTTCATCCAGTTCTATCGTCCTGCAAATACGCCCTGTCTGTTCACAGGCAATCATCGTAGAACCGCTTCCACCAAATGGATCTAAGACAATGCAATTACTCATACTGGAGTTACGGATTGGATATGCCACCAGTTCCACGGGTTTCATAGTCGGATGCATATCATTTTTCTTCGGGCGGTCATATTCCCATATGGTGGACTGCTTTCTGTCTGAATACCACATATGCTTTCCACCCAACTTCCATCCAAATAAAATCGGCTCATGCTGCCATTGATAAGGACTTCTTCCTAAAACCAATGACTGCTTTTTCCAAATGCATGTACCGGAAAGATAAAATCCTGCTGCTTTAAACGCCCTGCGAAAGTTTAATCCCTCGGTATCCGCATGGAACACATAAATGGAAGCATCACGTTCCATGTTCTGTTCCATATTCACGAATGCGGCAAACAGAAAATTATAAAATTTATCATCTTCCAAATTATCATTTTGGATTTTTCCTGCACTTCCTTCATAATTTACATTATATGGCGGATCAGTTACTACAAGATTAGCTTTCTTTCCTTCCATAAGTTTTTCATAAGTCTCAGGTAAAGTGGAATCCCCACACACCAGTCGGTGCATTCCAAGCATCCACACATCTCCCTGCTTTGTCATTGCAGGTTTCTTCAACTCAGCATCCACATCAAAATCATCTTCTTTGATTTTTTTATCATGAACCTTATTAAATAACTGCTCAATTTCCGGCGGTTCAAATCCGGTAAATCCAACATCAAAATCTGA